GGCGGCATAGGATAAGTCTACATCCGAAAACAAAAACTCACGTATGGCTTTGCCTTCTCGCTGTATAAATAACGTACCGCCTTCAGCTGCCAATGGTCTAATGCCATCACGACTACCGCGTTTTGTTGCAGTTTTAACAACAATATTACTAGGTGTAATTGGGTCTAGTTCTGCTTGTGGAATAAAAAATTCAGAGCTTGTACTGAATATTTGTAAATCTCTGCCACTTCTAATACCAGTAATCGCATTCACACTATCGCTCTCTAGCGTAACAAATATAGCATCGTCAGACAGAGCTTCATCTGTCTGGAAATTAAAAAAGTCATTGACCTTAGACCCTATGAGGGTACTGGGTAGATTTTTTGTACCACCGAAATACAACCGACCCTCATGGAATGTGCATGTACGCGGAAATCCACGCACGGTGCTAAATGCTTCCTCGTATCCAAACTCAATAGCCCAATTACCGCTTGATATAGCCCCAGTATCAAAAAACGGTATTTCAACAACAGCTTTTGCTTTTGTGCTACTTTCACGTTCTATTATTCTAGCACGACCAAATCCATTCTGTGCGATAACATATTGCTGTACTTTTTCAAAAACAGTAAACGTGCTATCGCCAGATACAGGCTGGACAGTCCAATCTGCATTGACAGTAGCAACACGATTAGTAGCGTATGCTGTAATAAAACGTGTCTGACCAGCACCAGTGCCACCAGTGATTTCAATACGAGCCCCAGCAAAACGATTTGCTGTGGTATTAGCACCAGTCAATACAATCGTATTAGCAGTCGTTGTGCCAGCCGTGCCAGTTTGTTGTGCAACAATTACATGACTTGAACTGAAAGTTATATCTATCGTACCATCAACAGCGGAAGGTGTTGCAGTGCCTATTGGATTATAGGTATTTTTTGAAAACGCATGAAATGGCGGTGATATTGTAGCATCGGATATTGCCCAGCTAGAATTAGTCAGACCTCTTACAATCTGTTTAGGTGGCATATCTTCTTGAACAATGATAAGTGTATCTGCACTTTGTGTGGTAAATATTTTACTTAAATCTAGATCGCCAAAGCTACATTCCAGATAATCATTACCAGTGCCATTGATATTGGTTTGAAGTTGCAGATTAGCATAGACAAACATCCGCACATTATTGGTAGCGTTTGTGCTGTTCTTAACAAACACCAGCATATAGGATTGTGTTGTACTAAACTCAAACGAAACAAGTCGAAAACTCTCTTTATCTGTCAGACCATTGCCCTTGTGGGTGGATAAGTCTTGCATGAAACGCAACCCTGGTCTTCGCTCAAAACCACCTTGTGGCATAATCACCACATTTTTTGCGCGGTCTAGACCAGCCTCATATTGCTGTAAATCAACCCTTGCCTGTAATAATGGGTCTATTTCTCCAACGGTAAACGAGTTCTGATAGATGGTGGCTACACTCATCGGACCTCCGTTAGCATGTAATCTGCTATGACAGTAGGTGATTGACCAGCACCGTCTATGTTCATGGCAGTTCTAAAATACCCACCTCGATAGTTTTCACCAGCCGTACCGACTGCAACACCGCGCCAGTAATCAGCTTTACTTATCTGGTCAGTAACAGGCTCTGCCATGTGCCACGCCATCTGGTAGGTGAGCAGTTGTACAAAGTATCCAGGCATAGCACTCTCTGCCGTATCCACCTGATAATCTACGTATATTTCAGAATTATTAGACAGGAGTTTATCACCCTGTATCTCGTACTCTTGGATAGGCGGTGAGTTCGTGCTAGCACTGGCAAATACGCGCCTAGGAACGCCATTGAGCATATCGGTAGGCAAACTATACTGATACGTCCAGATACTGGTAGGCGTAGCTGTAAGGCGGTTTAATTGCACCTTCGTCAACGAAAAAGACCAAGGATACATTCCTTGGGTCAATTCTTTTATTTTTGGATACAAATCTTCTGCCAGTTTTGCCGCTACTGTTCCATCCGAAAAACTAGATATTCTGGATGAACCAAGAAGGACAAGGGCGTTAGAACATATTGATACGCTCGTATCACCAGCTGCCATGCCTATCTCCTATGTAGAAGAGGGGCGGTAAACCGCCCCATCTCAATTAGTCACCAGCCGTAACGTCTACAGATGTTCCGTTAGAACAGTCCACAACGCCACTAGTGTTACTTACAACAACCATCAGGCTCATAGCTGGGGTATTGCTATCGAATACGATAATCATATCACCAACAGTGACGTCAGTTGATACATCATTAAAGTAACCGCTGTTATTTACCGTAGCTACGCCATCAGCACTTTTGTAAGACCAGACGCCTGGGGCATCTCCTTTTTTAGATTGACCACCAATCGGCTGCCATCCATCTCTTGAAAAAGCCATTAGTTAGTCTCCTACTCTGCACAAATGACATCAACAATACCGTCAGTGTCTATCGCAACCGCATTAGCTGAATACATAGCAGTAATCAGGAACGATGTTTTCTGAGGTATGTAGTTGATTTCGGTTTTTGGTGGTATGCCAACAGCACAACCAACCGCTGATTTATGAAACGCGAAACAAGTTCTATCGGCAGTAGCCAGTGGCAGACCACCTTCATCCCTGTCGCCAATCATATGGAAGGTAAATCCCATCATGGTGTTTACACTACCTTGGACAAGCGCTTGTATTTGCTGGAAGTCACTCGAAATTGCACGTTCATCACCCAGCAAACCAGCTAGGTTATTAGCATGAATTATCATGTGACGGTCTGTTGGCGGTACGTTTTTAGCGTCCAGTGCTTTTTTGGCTGCAATAATCTTACCCACATTGAGGTTTGAATTGGCTGCATTGCCACTTGTTACCACGTTTTTGGCTACCGTTGAGCCAGCACTGGCGGCATTTAAGGCATCGATAATAATCTGGTCTTCTCTTCGACCAATAGCATTACCGACAAGTTGAGATAATTCCTGTCTCTCGTCAAAATTGACTTTCTGATTTAGGAATATATCGGAATATTCTGATGCAACCCAGTCTTGTAATGTGACTGAGACTGAATCAAAACTTGAATTTAATGGTACGACATCAGTCTGAGGGGTTCTCAATGATGCCTGTCCTTTGCCAACCTTCGGGAACTTTACAGTATTGCCTGTAACACCCTGACGCATACGCACAACATTACGTAATACAGCACTAGACTGATAGGCATGATGCACCTCTGCTTCAAAAAGCTGGACAAAAGCTGGCGATAAATTAATCGACATAAGCTCTCTCCTAGAGAAAAAAGTTAAATTTTCAGAGGGTTATCGCAGAACGGCCCTAGTTATACAGGCTCGGCCCTCGATGAAGAGAGTTATCGTGCGCTTTCACAGTAATATAAATTCTAGAAGTGTGCAATAGCTTTTATAAAAAGACCGCCCTGTCATAAGACAGGACGGCAACAACGGGAGATAATAAATGATAAAACTTACCTTACCTAAACCTATCTTCTAGATTTTGTAATGTCAACTATCAGGGTATACTTCCTCGAAAGTTTTTACAACATTAGCTCTATACACTGGGTCATCACGATAGCGAGGGTCAGCGACCATTGCGTTTAGTGCATCCTTATCAGGTGCTTGTCCAGCAAGAGATACGGTCGGTATTTCTTTTTCACCTGACACCCCACGCAGAATAGACATTAACTGTTGACCCATCGCAGTCGCACCTAGAATTTTAACCTCTTCCATATGCTCCTCGTTGATGATGCCTTTGTTCTGTAAGCCTCGAAAGTACGCTAAATTAGAATTGACAAGGGCTTGTCCGTTAGGCCCTAGCTTTTTCATTTCTTCTTGCGCGTTGATTTCTTCTTGGGCTTCGATTGCTTCTGGGCTTTGATACCCAGCTTCAATAAAAGATTTTGCCAAATCTTCAAAAGCTGCTTGTGTAATTCCATTTTCTTTAGACCATTCTGTAAATTTCGTAAGTATTGGGTCATCTTCCGCAACATTTTCCAAAGATGATATGTCGTATTTTTCTGGAGTTTTGTGATCGCCACGCGACATTTTAGTGCGTAACTCCGAATAAGCCTTTGCCAAACCCTCGACATCTGGACCTTCAGTTTCATCCCAAAACTGTTCGGGATAATAGTCTGGTCGCGCAAACTCCACGTTATCGATTTCCTCTCCCTCGACCGTAGTAGCCGTAGCATGTTGCATTTCTCCTTCTTCGCTTGCTTCTGTCTGATTTTGTTCAGAAGCCATTTCCATCAGGGATAGTTGTTCTTTTTGTTCTTCTTCTTCTGCCATTATTTGACCTCTCTTGTTGCTCTAATCATTCGTGCCAGTATTTCTCTGGTGACAGAGTTTTGACCTTCGCGCCACGCACCCTTGCTTTTACTATCGCCTGGTTGCCAGCATGGTTGGTTTACAGTGAAATGTGTTAAATGATTGAGTAATTTTGTGCCATCTTCGGTGCTGAATACACGATGATAGAGTAAATCTATTTCGTTAGGAACGGTGTCCTGTTGTGGTTTAGCGTCTAAACCATCCCAGCCTTCATCCTGTATCGATGGCTGCTTGCTCTCCTGTTTGTCCACTTTGTTGGGCCTCCATAGCCATTTGTTGCATTTGTTGCATCTGCGCCATCATTTGCTGACGCTCTTCTGGTGTCATTCGCACACTGCCTGGGATACTCATCTGGTCGGCTATATATTCCAGAACAGCATCGCCTTTGACTGCCATTGTACCTTCGACACCAAAACTCTGTGCGATTTGCATAAACTGCATGATTTCCTGTACACGCTCCATCGACTGGCTCATCGCCAGAGGAGAAGAGGGGATAACCTTTATTTCGAGCCCATTGACACGTAACGGCAAATCAATCAGACCTAGCTGATCCATAACCTCTAACGTGCGTCTAACAACTGGATACATAGTTTCCTGTATAATTCTGCCGAAACTAGCGCCAAGATGCTGGGCTAGCTCTGATATCTTGTGATTGATTTCTGTTGCAGAACGAGCGCTCATATTTTCTGGCGGTAGGCTCTCATCGAGCAAAATGCGTTTGATAGACATACGTAAGTCATTTGCAACAATCTGCGATAGTTGTGGGTCGCCAGTTCTAGGCAGTGGTCGCAAACTCTCGCCTTGTGGCCCACCATTACGACTAACAGGAATAATAGCGCCTGGAACAATCGACACGGTAGCTGGGTTTAACACCCCATCATCGGCAGCCGTAAACACACCGCCTATCGTAAGGCTGGCATTTTTTAGCGTGAGTTCTATCACGCGGTTCAATGTTTTGATATCTGGCAATGCGGTAAGCACAGGTCCTCGACCATAACGCTCGTTAGCTGCTTTTATAAATCGGGATATTACCCAAGGGAAACTGGTGAGTTTGCGATATACCAACTCGTTATTACCAGTCTCGTCAATAATCTGATAATGATACTCGCCAGTTTGTTTGTCGATATATGTACCTTCTATCAGTTCTACATTCTGCGTATCATCGTTTTCATATTGCTGACGCATGGCTGGTGGTATGGTAATGTCAGGAAACTCCTGTTCCAGTACACCAAATGGTCGTTTCATGCGTCTATATACCTTATCGACCGTGCCATGTGGCCCTTCCTCAAACGTAATAAGAAAT